CATTCACGGAGTTGCGGACCCATGAAGAACAATGTGGTTACTGGTTCGTTGTTATGGAGTTCCAACCAATGATACTCTTTTGAACCACGCTTAATAATAGAACCTGGACCACGCCATTGTGTAATGTCTGCAATCTGTCTACCATTACCATCCAAGATTGGTGTGTGTTCCCAATAACCGCCTTTGATGATGATTGTCATAAATGGCCACGGATGGTCATGGAAAACAGGTTCATCTGATTTCACAATCTTGTGCAATACCACATTAAAAGGAAACCATTTGCGGTCTTTGAGAAACAAATAGTACCGATGCATGTACGGTTCTTTTGTCACTCTATCTAAAATCAACCGATAACGGCCAATCTTGTCCATCAATTTATGCATAATATTTGGCATACAAACCTTCCAAAATTTTCATAACATCTTCTTCATTCATTGAGTTATCTTCCGACAATCTATCTTCTAACGGAAGAATTTCCCATGAACCATCTATCACATCATGCCATGCATAGATACACACTTCTTCTTTTGGCCGATGTTGTAACATTGAACCAAAAGTGAAAGCATATACATCATGCGGAGGGAATACAAAGTCTTTGGTCAGAGAATCTTTGTGTAAAAAGATTGCATACGATTCCATGTTGGTGTTGCCACCTTCGGTGTAACGATATTCACCGTTTTCATCTTCATCTTCTAAATCACCATAACCATCAAAGATAATTTTGACTTCAGGTATATGTGAGATATCTTCACCAATGTTCAAGTCATCAGGATCATAATACATGTCCTCTAAAAGGTTCTGTAACAGTTCTTCAAATCTTACATAATCATATTCCATTTTACACCTCGATACTTGACCAAATTTTAAGTTTCTCTTTTTTTGCCTGACGAGCGGCATTAACATTAGAATCTGATATTATACACTTTTCTATCATAATGTCAACCATTGCCAGTAAATCACCAACTTCTTCTTCCAGACTTTGTTGGTTTGTCTTATTGGTTACAGGATGTACCGAATCAAAACCAAATCGGAATATTTTCGAAATGGCTTGTGTAACTTCGGCACATTCTTCCTGTGCAATACAGAAAACCTCTTTAGTCTGTTTGTCGATTTTCATACAAATTCACTGAGCAATGTTTGTACTGCTTGACCATCATTACGGATAAAATTCTCAGCTAAAGATTTAGCCTTTAGTCCATCACCCAATGTTATTTTTTGAACGATACGATTATCAATATACATTTCAACAACCCAACTTTTCATAAGACCTTGTTCCAAACAAGACACGGTTGCTTTTTTATCTGCATTAAAAAATTCTGAATAATTACTCATTTTAATTCCTTTTAAGTTATCAATCCAATAAAGCGATTCAATACAACTCGGCTGTTAATTCGACTGCCATTGTATTTTGCGAAAGCCGATGCAATGCCTCTAAAGGTTGAATTTTCTTTCACTTCAAAGGTTGTATCTTCTTCTGTATCTAGGCCACTTGAACGCAGGATATAATATTCATCATATCCACTATTCTGAAGAACCATAAATTTGTTTTTACGAAAATCTGATTTCATTTCTTCGTGGTTGTTTTGTTTTGGAAACCATTGTGGTAATTTACGACCAAAGTCACGACCAGAAATAACATAGAAACCAATTACATTAGAATTGGTTCTAGCTTTCAATAACTTCACCAAGGCTTTCGTTTGCAACCCAGAATTGTATGATGCTTTTGTGTCAAATGATTCCTGTCTTTTGGTAATTGGATCACGCAGTACCAAAGTTTCCGCTTTGGTAATTATTCCTCTGGTGTACAAACTATCACCATTTTCATAAATTTCACGGAGTTCACGACCCTCACCATCTGTCAAAAAGATGGTGTTGACAACTTGTAACTTGTATTTTTTCTGAAACTCAGGAACAATTGTCATTGAGCTGATAATTGCTTCATTCAAAGGTGTGCCACTCATGGACATCCAGTGTGGAGTATAACCTGCTCTAGAAGTATTTTTCGAAAGTCCAGACATATACACAAGACCAGAAGCCGCATAGGTAAACTCTGCACTTGTCATTCTACTGGATAGTAAATTGCAGAGGCCAAAAGTTCTGAATGAAAGGTCGCCGATTTTAGGAGTTGACCTTATACAATTTTCGGTGCTAGGATCCTCAATAAAAGCATACACTTCATAAGGAATATTTACCTTTTTACAAAACAATGTGAGGTTAATTAATTGCTTAATGGTGTTACCAATGTGTTCGACCATAGAACCCGACCAGTCAAGGAACATTACAAGGCCGTGCGATTTGCCACCAGGTACAACCGTAATCTTTTTAAAGATATCTTCACTGAATTGATATGAGAATACTTTCTTCATATTCAAGTCACCAGTTTTTGCAATTGAAGCCCGTTTCAATTGGTCGGCGTTTTTACGCAATTCAAATTCTTTAACGAGATATGAAACAACCTTGTTACTTTCATTTCGAATTTTTATATAAGATTCGGTACAAACCGTATAATCTTCATTTTTGTATCTCTTCCACAAATCTTTATGGTCAAAAATTTGTTTCAAGTCAATTTCTGGAATGTTAGCATAAGCATATGTTCCAGGTTTAGCATCAAACAATTTCTTTTCATTTTTGCGGAAGGCTTCGTCTGTGTATGACTTAATCTTTTCTTCAAGATCGGTGCCAATACCTTTGTCCTTTTTTGAACCAGAAGCATCTACTTCTTTACCAGAATCTAATTCATCATCGGAAGAATAATATGTCGGTTCACCTTCACCTTCATCATCAAATTCAATGTCATCAAAGTCGCCTTCAACATCATCACTATCATCTTCATCACCGGCATCATTTCCACCTTTAGCTTTAATGCGTTTTTGTTCTTCTTCTTCTAATTTCATTTTCATGTATTCGACAATCTTTTTGGATACTTCGATTACATCATCATAGGTTTCGGTAGTTTCAACTTCTCCAAGCAAACCACGTTCAACATCATCGAATTGAATACGCAATCCAGCTCCACCTTTGCAGTGAAGGTTAATTCGATCCAAGAAATTTAATTTATTGAGATTGGAATCTTTGACACCAAAGAAATCCTTTTCAAAGAGCTCTTTATAAGCTTTGACAAAAGAATTTTTGAGGCCAGGATATTTGTATTTGATTTTTCGTTCAATGCGGGAATCTTCAACCACATTAGTAACATCACTATTCAATTTTATTTCTTTGGCTTTAATCATACCATCTATTGGTGTATACAAAGCATGGCCAACTTCATGTCCCATGAATAGGTCATAAATTTCATTTGAAATATTTTTGTCGAGTACGGGTACGGTCAATATACGATTACGAACATCAAAGGATGCTGTTTGTACCGGCCGTTGTTCAATCGTTAGGTTCTCTGTAGCCATCAATTTGGCCAACAACGATTTAGATTCAATCAATTCCATGAAAACTCCTGTGTGATATCTCTATTATATCACACTTTTAATCAAAAATCAAGACTGAGTTGTTTTTCTGCAACATCTTTTTTCGAAATATGTAAACTTCCGTTAACCATTTCAATATTAATAGTATCACCTTCTTTCCATCCAGTCTCTTCCAACATTTCCGGTGGAAATTTTAGCAAAATGTTGTCGGGATCGCCAGGAATTTCTTCGAAAATGTCCTCATAGTTGTAAACTTTGTTCATTCGTGCTGTTCCTTCAGTTTTTTGTACCAATCTTGATCGTTTTCAAATTGGGACATGACTGCCCATTCACGAATAACTTGATCTAAAGGTTTCCAATCAATCGGTTCTTCTTTTAGCTCAGTAATTTGCGACATTTTTTGCTCCTAGCTCAGCAATTTGCGACAAAATCGCTTTTTTATCATTTTTACGACTAAATTTTGCGACATTTTTATGCGCTTGCACAGGTTTGATTGGTGTACGACACACCGGTCGTTGTAATTTTACAACAAAACTCAATTTTTTACTCATTTTAGCGCCTCATGTTAGAAATTTCTACAGCTGATTCACTGTTAAACACAGGAACAGCGTTGGACTTGTGCATTGTTGCAATACCAAGCATGTTTGTACCAGTATAAACCTTTGGTTCAGCTTTGGTTGCACCAACTTCACCGGTATTTAATGATTTGTATTGTTTGGTTTCACGGCCAACAGGTGTTGACAGTTTATAACCATTCAATGTATTGTTGGTTTTTTGGATTTTAAGTGGTTTTGTTGGTTGGTGTGATTGCAACCATTTTTCGTACTGCTCGAGCTTAGCTTTAGGCACCTTTTTAGCCTTTGACTTGGGTGGGCGTACATAGAACATCATAAAATTTCTCCAACGAATGAGTGTATTATACACTATTCAGGATATTTGTCAATATGTGTGTTGCAGGAAAACAACACTAGAATTGTCTTGCTTTTCTTCTACCGGGTTTTTGATAATCCCCACTGCCCATGAAATAATCATAATCATCATAATTAGATTTCTTTCTTGTGGTTTTTTGTTGTTCTTTTTTCTTTTTTCTTCGTTGAAAATTAGAATTCTCATCATCATCGTAATTGCGAAACTTACCGGAAAATTTTGACACTTTAATTTAACTCCTTATTTAATAGTCTCAAAGGTTATACCACGAATACGAGATTCTGGCATATTTGTCATGTCTGTTTGTGACACGTAGATTATATTCGACATTGGGTAACACATTTTAATTATTCTCAACAAATTGCATGATGTTCCGTCCATATCATTGAATGTAAATACTTCATCAATAAATGGAAAACTTTCTATTACTTCTTTTCTTTGGTCGTGTGTATTTTTGAAGCCGTCCTTGAGTAACTTCATGTAAGCGTCAGAATGTACGCCAACAACGAGCCAATCACACTTTGACTTGCATTTTTTTAATAGTTTAAATTCATTATAAGAGATAGGATCAAATTCGCCGGATACGACAATTATATTTTCTTTGTCCATTATGGTAGAAGGTCTGGAAATGCCTCTTTTACAAATTTATAGTTTATACCTTTTACTCCCAAATCTTTTTGGAATATACCCAATAAGATTTCTGCTTCTCTTGGTTCGATTGATTCCAACATCTGAATCAAGAGTTCATTTCTTCTTCTATCTGTTAATGTTTCGGCCATTTGATTGCCTTCTTGAAACATATACAATCTACGCAACTGGTGTGCTAGACTATCATGCGTGATACCGGGTAACATATCAGTTGGTACTTTATAATTTTCAGGTATTTCTTTTACTTTCCATTGAAAATCTGGATGATATGTTAATTTGAAAACATCAACTAAAGTTTTTGTTAAGTTTTGGCCAATTATGTCCATTTTTTCTTTTCTAGTTTGAGCGTCTTCAATCGCATCAAATATTTCATACAACGGTTTCATTAAAATTCCTCAATAACATCAATTAAACTTTTCAGTTTGTTGGCAATTAAATAATCCAAAATTTTACCTTTGGGTGCTGGTTTAGTTTCTTCATAGGTATTTATGATTTTCTCTTTGATATCGCCTGGTATATTTCTGAGGTCGATGAGTGTCTGGTTGCGAGAAAAACCAATTCTAGCATTTTCATCTTCCCATAGACCATAATCTTTTTCCATCAATTTATCAAGTTTACCTTTGTTGATTGGTGTTTGACGAATATCACGCACAAAACAATCCGATACTGATAACACATTCGGTATGCCGTCACCTTTATCTCCACGGATGATTTTTTCTTTCAATTCGGCTATCGGATTTTCCGAAATGAGAAATTTCTTTTGTGCAGGATTATATTGCTTGACAGTAAATTCACTTCTACCATTATACATCTGTAATTGTAGAAAATCACCATCACTTGAAATGATTAGGAGGTTTTCGTGCATGATGTGGCGAGGTACAAGTGTACCAATGATATCATCCGCTTCTGCTCCCTCAACATCAACAACTTTGTATGGGAAATTGTCACGCAACTCTTGTTTGAATTTTGCAAGCATGTCAAAAATCATGTGCCAATCAAGGTCTGATTTTTCTCTTGTCTTTTTACGGCCGGCCTTGTAGAAAGGAAAGAACTCCTTGCGCCAGTATTTGCGGTTGTCACTACAGAGTACAACTTCACCATATTCTTTACGGAATGTCTTTAGGTGTGTCCTGATGATGTTCAGGACCATATGTCTGATAAGACCTTCTTCTAATTTAACACCTTTTTGACTGGCAATTTGTGCCATCAGTCCAGCCAACAATACCTGATTGAGGTCAACGAGAATCATAATAAACTTTCCGTTTCAAAGATTGTATTTTACATCATACTCTTGATCTTGTCAAGCGCATCTGACATAAAAGAGTTGGATGTGGTTGTTTTCTTGGCTACTATGCCAAACCAACCTTGTGGTATTAATGTTGAGATATACTCTCTAGGATCACTCAGTACAGCATCAAATGCATCCAAGTTTTCCAATGTGTCGGTTTCTTCGTTGCAGGTAAACAACAAAACATGCCAGCTTGGTCCAATAGAGCTAACATCTACTGGTATACCGGGATTCTTGTATCTATTTGATTGTATGTGTATGTCCACATCTGGATGAGGCATGAAAAACAAAGCATCATATTCCTCAATATCTTTCAAGTACTCTAACATTGCAAACCTTTAATGTGGGACTTTCTTACTCTTACCATAATCCAAGAATTGTAATAGTTATCTGTTTCCAGAGCACCATGAACAAATTGTTCTTTAGCTTCAAGATAACCACATTCACCTTTGCTTTTACATAGATGAATGATTTCTCGGCTAAACAAATCTTGGCCATGCATTATAACATCTTTTTTCAATTCCTCATTGCTACCATAGTAAGTTTGCCAGTCTGAAGAAACTTTGAATTTCTTTTTCTTGCCTTTTACTTGCTTTGTTTTTGAAGAATAGAAGAACTTTTTACCAATGTATTTTTTATTAGTTACATTGTTGGTTATAATATACACAAAACCGTAATTGTCACCAATTAAATCTTCTGTAAAATCTTTATCTTTGTGTGTCCAGTTTATTCCCATTTGTCTTCATCAGAATCATCATCTTCATTATCTTCTTCTTCTTCGGATAATGATTCTATTGTCTCACCACAAAACGGACAAAACTCCGGATATTCTTCCGACACTAATTCTTCCATATAAATCATATCATAGCTCGATTCACAGTTTAAACATTCTGCTGTTATTGTTTTTGTTCCCATTTTGTTCCTTTAAGCTGCTTTGGCCCAAACATCACCCCAATTACCTGATAATGCACCTTTAGCATAGTCAGTGGCACGATTCTCAAAGAAATTGGTATGTGTTGGTGCGTTAATCATTTCCTCAACCCAAGGCAATGGGTTCTTCTTCACTTTAAAGATGCCTTTCAAACCAAGACTAATTAATCTACGGTCAGCAATGTAACGAATGTATTGTTTAACATCAGCATTCGTTAGACCTTCTATAGCTTGCATACTAAATGCTAAATCAATAAACTTATCTTCTAA